GAGTCTTAACCTTCTCTAGTCCGGGCTTAATCGTTGCCCACCAGTTACGCAACTGATCGACTGGTATGTATCGGAACTCAACCGACAACGATATATCCGTAAGTTTTGTCTGCTGTAGCATTTGCCCAATGTGTAATAGTTGCTGATCCCTGTTGTTGCGTAGAAACATACAGGTTCGTCGTTGCTGATGGTGCTACATAATTCAACGTAACAATAGCAGAAGGAATAGACGGTCTGTCAGGTGTCGTACTCGTCGGGAAATGCTCTAACGAAACACCTACATCGCTAGTCCTCCACATTACCTCGACATAGTCACCAGCGTTCATTTCCAAAAAGAAATTCATCGCAGCAATCAAGTGACTAGGATCACCCGTACTCTTTCTCGCTGGCATATGAAATCGACTATTAGAACTAGCTACATTCGTTCCATTCTTCCTAAACCAAATATCTACGTCCTGACCGTCGTTAGTGGTGTTCTTGTACTGCAAAGAGAACTGAATATTGTAAATTCCATAATTCCTAACATTAAGACGAGAATTATTAGAAACATAAACTCCATTGCTATAGTCAGTCGTGTTGAGCGTAACCGCATAACCAGTAGTCGTATTCGCAGCAGTCTGGTCTGTAGTGTCCTGAAACGCTCCATAAGGCGCAGAATCAGCCTCAGCAGCCGCAGACAATGGCACAAAGAATATCAGGCTATCGTACCCAATACGCTCGTCGTAAAGGGTCGTAGTCGTAGCATTACCAGTCGCTAGAGTAATCTCACCCGTGTTATTCGTTTTGCCATTCATAGCACCACGAACAACCTCAGCCACCTGTCTAGGATCACCTCCAAAAACAGGTAACGTCTGGAATTGGAATCTACGAGTCATCGAATACCCTGACCTACGATTGTCACATCCATACCAAATGCGGTATTCCAGTTATCTCCAGTTGGGGTCAGTCTTAATCTATGGAATTTCCCATTGGAACGTAACGAAACCCTGTTTTCAGAACTTGCAGGAACATCAGTTCCAAACTCAGGAACCGTAGACAATAGACTACGACTAGCAACCGCTACAGACGCACTACCACCGTCTACAAGAGGCTTTACCAACGTGACCATACTCTGACCTACGTTAATGTCTCCTGTCGTGATCTGAGCCGTTTTAGGCTGTCCTGAAAAGGCAATAATTTTTGCCCCTGCAACACCAGCAAACAATAACTGTCCACCAGCAAATACACGCGAATCCAGAGGAATCTCTAAAGCATCTAGGTTAGAGTTATAGTTATCCACCTGCTCTAACGTCGCTGAAGGAGTTAGCACATAAGCAATAGATGTCGTTGTAGTCTCAGCATACGACCACCGATCTAAATCTATTGAATAAATGATAAGTAACTTACGAGCAAACGTCGCTGAGAATCGCCAGATTACTAATTTGTTAATTGGATCAACCGTAGCACTCATTCCAGACGGAATATCGCTAGGAATAGCGTTATCAAAGAACCATCTGTTTACTTTTTCAGCACCAATCTGCTTTACGGACTGTCCATCACAGACATAAAACCCGTCATCCGCTAGGAAATAGGTCAATCCACCGTACTGAGCAATAGAACCGTTAGAAATACAGGCTAAAGACCGTGAAATAGCGTCAAATTGGAAGAAAAACGGACTACCAGCATAGGTCATCCGGTAAATCGCCCTCTCTAGGAAGATCAGACCGTATTCACCACCTGCTAAACCCGTAATATCGCCACCGTCAGGGATCACCTGAGTATCCGATTGACTCGCAGCACCCGGAGTCCAGTCAGTTTCGTCGTTAATATCCGACCAATAGACCTTATTTTCGTCACCACCAGAGACATAAGCCGCTACAACAAAGTCTTTCACTACGGTAACGAACTTAGCCGTAGGTGCAGCAGCCGCTAAATCAGCAAAATTAGTCGAGGAATTCAGTTCCCAAGCCTGTAACTTATCCTGACCGTTAGCCAGAATGATCTTAGCCCCGAACTGAGTGACATCCCATCCCTCTACAGCCGTATAACCAGTCGTAGTAGCCGCATCTAAGCTGGCATCGTTAGAGTCAAACTTGTAAATCTGTGTCGCACCAGCAGCAAATAACGTCGTAGCACCACCAAACTTACCCGCAAACGTAATCAATAGAGCCTGAGCAGCATCATCTGAGTAATCAGCCTCACTCCTAAACGGCGCATAACCGTTAGCAACTGGATAACAGTTCTTAGCGTCTGTTACCGCACCTGTAACTCCCGGCTGATCTGGCAACCACTCACCGAACTTGATTTCCATTTATTGCCTCACCCAATTATTTGAGCTAACACTTGATACTGCCCAGAACTCATACCGATCTGTTGTATAGCCATTTTCCCAATAGTCTATCTCTACATATGGGTCTTGTAATCTATTGCTGTACCAAGTATCAGAACTAACCGTTATCGGTGTCCATGTGTTCGTAGATGCACTAGCAGCAGTCCATGTATCCGATACAGGCACAACATCAGACCATTCGCTACCAATAATCCCACCAGCAGCCGTTACCGTGACATTCCCACTAACCGCAGCATTAGCACTAAACGTCGCATTGCCTAACGCTGATACTGTTGCAAATCCTGTAATACTAGCCTGACCACTCGCTACAATTCCACCTAGTGCTGAGACTGTTGCTGTTCCTGTAATAGCACCTGAGCTAGTCCTGACCCTAGTACCGTCAGCCGTTAGAACAGCACTAGCCGTAATCGCTGCATCACCAGTCCTTACCCGAATACCTTGAGCAGAGACTGTTGCAAACCCTGTAATCGATCCTGTTGCAAACTGAATCCTAGTACCACTAGCAGAAACACTAGCCTCTGCCGTTACTGATGCGCTCCCAAACTCCAGAATCGCATCACCTTCAGCATATCCGTACTCCCAATAGTCATATAGGACGTACTGAAGGCTCATTCTTCGGTCTTAGTCTGCTCGTTAAACTGTGCTACCAGCTTCTGCCACAGAGGATGCGCTCCTGACTGCGTTGGCAGGTTGCCGATTACCTGTACGATAAACTGAGCTTCGTTTTGGTCTAGTTCGAATTTCATGCGTTGCCTTTCAATGCTGCGATTTCTGCTGCTTGTGCGTCAACGATTGCCTTCAACTCCTGAATCGATTTCATTAGCGCGTACTGTAGGTCTGTCTGATAGATAGACAAACGCATTTTCGGTTCTTCTTCCGTACCCCAGTTAGACTCCATTACCAATTCAGGTGCGACTTCTTGAACGTCTTGTGCCACCACACCAAGTGTCAAGCCGGGGTCATCTTCTACATTCTGGTCAAGGTAGTTGAACGTCTGAACAGGAATCGCGCAGATGACATCGAGGTAGTTCTTCGCTGGCGCAAAGTTGGTCTTTTCTCTGCGGTCAGACAGGTTGACGTTGTTGGCAGAATAGTTTGCTAGACCGCCGTTTGAACGGATAGAGGCTCGAAGAGCGGTGCTGTCTTGGCAGTAAAGGAAGGGGTTTCCAGTGCCGTTGGGGGACGCTGCCGAATACGACAAATCAAGACCAGTAGGCGAAGCGTTGGTATTCCGGATATAGGCAACAGAGTTGGTCGAGTCCGAAATAAGTTCGTGATAAGCTCCGGTACTGCCAATATAGGTTCCGGTGTTGCTGGATTTGAAGAAACCACCGCTGGTGATACGGGCGCGTTCGGTGCCGTTGGTTGCAAAAAGCAAAGGTCCATTTTCGTAGTGATACACAAGTGCATCAGCACCGCTTGTACCAACATAAAATCCGTTACCTGCGCCAGTTCCAGAAGTGGAGTTTTGGTAAATCGTCCTTGCTTCTGATGAGCCATATACAGTAATGTTCGCGCCAGAAGAAGTGGTCGTTCCAATTTGCAAATTCCCACTCGCATCCAGCGTCATTGCTTGGGTGAAGGTGATGGCGTCGCCTGCTGTGCCGGAGGCGGCGGTTAGCCAAGCGTGTACGCCAGTAGGCCCGCGCAGTTCATATAGCGCGGCGGTACTGGA